CCTTAAATATTGAGATTACATTGAATGATGTTCAATCTATTCTTACTAAATATGGAATACCTGGAACAGTGAATAATTTGAGTTTATATAAGCGTGCATTTGTTCATCGTTCTTATACAAAAAGGCCGTGTTTTGAGAATACATTACAAAATATTATTATTGTAGACAAGCCAGAAGATTGTATGTCATTAAAAACAAAATCAAATGAAAGGTTAGAATTTTTAGGAGATGGTGTTTTAGAATTAGTTACTAAATATTATTTATATCGCAGATTTCCTAAAGAAAATGAGGGATTTATGACAGAAAAGAAAATTGCGATTGTAAAAAATGAAGCAATCGGTAAAATTGCGATGGAAATGCATCTAAATAAATGGTTAATATTATCAAAACATGCAGAGGAGAAGAAAATCAGAACAAATTTGAAGAAACTGGGTTGTTTATTTGAGGCGTTTTTAGGTGCGCTTTTTTTAGATTTCAATAAAATTACAGTGAATGATGAAGAAGGATGGTTTCAAAGTATGTTTGTGACTGGTCCAGGGTTTCAAATGGCACAGAAATTTGTAGAGGCGATTTTTGAAAAGCATATTGATTGGATTGCTCTTATTCAAAATGATGATAATTATAAGAATATTTTACAAGTAAAGATACAAAAGGAATTCAAGGTAACTCCTCATTATTTAGAGATTGAGCATGATATTGAGAATGGATATAAAATGGGGGTTTATTTATGTGTTGGACAACATATTTATAATATGAATCATAGTAATGCAGTTCATATTGATGACCTGAAAACCTTTGCTGCAGTGAATCAATATATAAATGATAATAATGGTAAAATATTTTTATTTTTGGGGCAAGGGCAACACAAAATAAAAAGGAAAGCTGAGCAATTAGCATGTAATGAAGCCTTAGGTAAATTAGATGTGTAACATCAAGGACAGAATATTTTATATATTTGATGCAAAATAACAAATATTATAAAACAAATATTATTATATTTATTTGAAGAGATTTTAAACAAATAAATATATTGAAATTATATAAGTGATGAGTTACAATCCTTTAGAATCATTCAAATCAAAATTAAGAGCGAAGCCAAATACTGAGGAGCAGGTTATGAAAAAAATAAGAGTAAATGTTCCTGTTGAAGAAAATCCACAAGTTGAAATTCAAAATGTGAAAATTAATGATGTAAGAAAAAAACATGAAGATTTTGACATTGCTTCTTTGGTTGCAAGACTTAAAAGGAGTAATCTTTCTAAGGTAAAGGTTATTGAAAAGGAGCCACAAGCACAAGCACAAGCACAAGCACAAGCAGCAGAAGAACAAGAACAAGAACAAGAAGAGACTATTATTATTAAACCCAAAGTTAAAAAACTTAAAGGTAAGAAGGTTTTGAAATTGATTGAAGAAGAGGAGGACGAACCAGAGGTTCCTTTTGTAGAAGTAGAACAATTAGAAGAAATGCAAGAATTAGAAGAGAGAAAGACTAAATCTAAAAAGCGTATTACTTTAAAACCAAAGAAGGGAGTAGCAATATTGAATCCAGAAGAATGGGTTGAAATTGATGGAGAAAATATTATTGAGCGATTACCTGCAAAGGAAGCAAATGTTATTTACAAAGTAAGTAGTTATTACATGAATAATCGTGAAATCTTTGTTAATTTCATAAATTCATTATTTGAAGGATATAGAGACCAATATTTGGATGAAAGCAAACCAGTTACTTGTGATACAATTGGAAGTTCTAGTGATGATGTTTCTTTATTGACTCATCAAAAAGTAGTGCGTGATTATTTGAACTTGTATACACCTTATCGTGGTCTTCTTTTATATTTTGGATTAGGTGCTGGAAAAACGCTTTCATCTATTGCAATAGCCGAGGGAATGAAGACTACAAAGAAGGTCATCATTATGTTACCAGCTTCTCTTCGCAGAAATTATATAGAAGAACTAAAAAAGGGAGGCGACCCTCTTTATAGGAAGAATCAATATTGGGAATGGATTTCCACTGCTGCAAATCCAGAAACATTAGAAACGCTTTCTAGTGTTCTCAATATACCAGTGGAATATATTGCTAAACGAAAAGGGGCATGGTTAGTAAATGCAAAAGAACCTAATGCGAATTACAATGAACTATCTTCTGCACAAAAGAAGAGTCTGAATGAACAATTAGAGGAAATGATTAGTGCTAAATACCAATTTATTAATTATAATGGTTTGAGGCGAGATAAATTTCGTGTTCTTTCTGATAACTTTGAGAGAAATATATTTGATAATTCAGTAGTTGTAATAGATGAGGCACATAATTTTGTCAGCAGAATCGTGAATAAATTATCTAAGGAAAAGGAGATTCCTATTGATAAAAATGGTAAAAGGGAAAGAGTGAATTTGTTTCTCTCTATGATACTTTATGAAATGTTACTTAGAGCAGAAAATGTGAAAATAATTTTGTTATCTGGTACTCCAGTTATAAACTATCCAAATGAATTAGCTATAATGTTTAATATTTTAAGAGGATATATCAAAACATGGGAGATACCTCTTGATGTGAAAACAAGTGGAAAATTAAATCAGGCTGAAATAGAGGGGATTTTTGAGAAAGAAAAGTTACATGATTATATTCAATATAGTGCATCCAATAAGAAGTTAATAATAACACGTAATCCATTTGGTTTTGAAAGTAAGGTAAAGAAAGATGGTAGTTATCATGGTGTTTCAAATGAACCTAAAGAGAGAAAGGACCCAGTTACAGGAAGGAAAGTATTTCAGGAAATGGGACAAATAAGTGATGCTGATTTTGAAAGGAAGATAATAAATATTTTAAGGGATGCAGATATTGAGGTTTTAAAAGGTGGAATTCAAGTGCATATGTTTAAAGGATTGCCGGATGATTTAGATGAATTTTTGAATTTATTTGTGGATGTTGAAAAAGGTGGAATCAAGAATAGTGATTTATTTAAACGCCGAATTATGGGGCTTACCTCTTATTTCAAAAGTGCACAAGAGGAGCTTATGCCAAGATATGAAAAACTAGCTGATTTCAAGGTGATTAAGATTCCAATGAGTGATTATCAGTTTGTTGTTTATGAGTTGGCGAGAGAAGCAGAGAGAAAACAAGAGGGTAAGAAAGGTAAGAAAAAGCAAGTAAAAATAGATGGAAATATATATGAAGAACCTTCTTCTACATATCGCATTTTCTCTCGTCTTTATTGTAATTTTGTAATGCCAAGACCTCCAGGTCGTCCGATTCCATTAAAACGCGGAGAAGCATCTGAACCTCTTGAATGTCCTAGCGAATCCGAAATAAAAATGAGTGAAGACCTTCCATTAGACGAATTTTATGAACAAGAGCAAGTTAAAAAATGGCAACCTCTTATTGATTCTTTCATGCAACTATCGGAGTTACCTAAAGCTAAGGAGAGTAATGATTTGACAGAAGAAGAAGATATTGAAGAAGATGGTGATGCAATATTAAATAAAATCGGTGATAACGAATACCCACTTCGTATAGAAGCAGCATTTGATTGTCTCAAGAAAAACGCATCTAAATATTTGAGCAAAAGTGCACTAGAGAAATACAGTCCTAAGTATTTACATATTTTAGAGAATATTGAAGACCCAGACCATTTAGGTAATCATTTGGTATATAGTCAGTTCAGAACCTTGGAAGGTATTGGTATATTTACGCTTGTTTTGGATTATAATGGATTCACACGATTTAAAATCAAGAAGGATGCAAAAGGTGAGTGGGAGCTAGATATTAGTCCAGAAAATCGTGGTAAACCAACATATGCTCTTTATACAGGAACAGAAACAGCAGAGGAGAAGGAAGTAATTCGTAATATTTATAATGGAGATTGGCCAGAAGGTAGTAAATTATCTCAAGAATTACGAAAAATTGCGAATAATAACAATATGGGGGAGATAATCAAGGTATTTATGATTACTGCATCAGGTTCAGAGGGTATTAATCTTCGTAATACGCGTTATGTGCATATTATGGAGCCATATTGGAATCCAGCTCGTATTGACCAGGTTGTTGGTCGTGCACGAAGAATTTGCAGTCATAAAGCACTTCCAGATGCGCTACAAACTGTAGAGGTGTTTTTATATTTGATGACTTTCTCTGCTGCACAAATGGAGAGTGATGGTGCAATAGAATTGAAATTGAAAGATAAGAGTAAGAAGAAGTATCCAATTGCTCCAGGTAGTTCTAAGATGGCTGAGATTCCATTTACAAGTGATGAGACGCTTTACGAAATTTCAAATATAAAAGAAGAAGTTTCGGAAAAATTAATTACTGCTATAAAAGAGTCATCTATTGATTGTGCGATTTATTCAAAAGTTGGTTCAAAAGAGCAACTTCATTGTTTACAATTTCCTGATTCAAAACCAGGAGATTTTTCCTATGTTCCTTCTATTAAAAATGACCAACAAGATAGTGTAAAGACAATCAATAAAAAAGTAATTGAGTGGAGAGGACAAGAAGTAAAGTTGAAGGGTAAACAATATATTTCGCGAAAATTGAGTTCTTCATTATATAATATTTATGATTATGATAGTTATCAGCGTGCAATTATTGATCCACAAGTAGAACCTACACAAATAGGTATTATTGAAATTGATTCAAAGGGTCAAAAGGTATTTAAAAAAATTTAATGATATCTGTCAAATGTGAATTCTGTCAAGTCAAATGATTTGTTTATTCAACTGATTTTACATTTTTAGTCAATATTAATAATGATGAAAATGCAAATATTTTGATAAATCTTTGCAATTTCAAGTAATTTTCTATTTCTCTCAATGTTAATATTTTTTTTGTTATATTTTGAGACTTCAAAATATCAAGGTCTGATTTTATGCTTTGATTGTATCCCAGAGATATTATTCCTATAAATGATAATGTGAATACATCTATTAAGGATGACTTGCTAATATAATGTACATAATCAATATTCTGCAATTTACTTAAAATTGTTTCTAATTTAACAATATCTTCATAAAGTGCATGAATCAGTCCAGAAGATATTGCCTTCGCGTTCTTTAAGTTGTTTCCATAAATATTATTTTTAGAAATATTACTTGAAAAAGAATCCTTGTGTTTATTTGTTGTTGGAGGTATAATTAGAGTATATATGTGGTCATTATCATTTTTGGCAAATTCCCATTCTACTTCTCCACATGACCAATCTTCACAATAAATAAATAATTCATTATCTTCTTTTTTCATGTATTCCTCTACTTTGTTGAAGTCTTCTTTATTTGGTAAATAATCATTCATTTTTATAGAATTCAAATAAGGAGGCCTCATATTTGTAGAGATTTATCTCTTTTAAATTTATTAAGGCTTAATATATTAAAAGGTACAAAAGGACTTAAAGAACGAAAGGATGTAATATTTTTTATAGAATAAAAGAACCAAATGAAATAAAATGAAATGCTCATGTACTTCATCTTTATTGATTATATTTTATACATTTATTTATATATTAATTTTTTTATTCAATTTTATTTTCTAATAGTTGTCCTAACAGAGTATTTATATTTTTCAAACTATCCTTAAGATTGTTTACATCTTCTTGGAGTGTTTTTATAATATTCATTAACTCTACATTATTCTTTTCTAATGGTTCTGTTTTTTCAAAGGTTCTTATTTTTAATTTATTAAATATATTAGATGTTGTTTGATTTTCATTTCTCTCTTCATTATTAATTGTAATATCATTTCCCCAAGTAACATGTCTTTTATCATCCTTTATTACTTGATTGCTTGTGTCATTTATTGTGTTATTTATTGGATGAATATATGGTTCATATCTTTTATCTATCTGCGAATTATCTAAGAAGTCTTTAACAATAGGCAATTTTTCAGATTGCAAAGAAGTTCCTTGAGGTTGAAGCCACTTTTCAGCATCCTTTATATTTGTGTATTGATTATGTATTTGTTCTATATCATATTTCCTTTCTGCGAGTCTGGCTGCAATGAGTGATTCCATTTCTCCAATTGGTTCATCAATATTACCAACTTTGAACTCAATTGTATCTGGAACATTATTTTTTATAGAATTTTCAAAGTCCCTTTTCTTTAATTTTAATGTTTCTTCAAATTCACTTCTTCTATTTTTCTGTATTTCTTCAAATGTAATCAGTTCAGGTTCTGATTTGAGGTTTGCCCTTGATTTTTCTGGAACTGGTATTTCTCTCTGAGAATGATTATTACTATTATTATTTACATAACTTGAAATGAATGTTTTATTTAAAGTTAGTAAATCCATTTGAGAATTGGATTTAATAGCATTTTCAAGAAAGTTATTGGAATTTTTAACAAAATTATCCTTTATACTTGATATCATATTTGCATTCATTGATTTGCCTTTACTTTCTGCATCAGTATTATATAAATCATAAATTATTTCCCATAACATGCTCATATTTTCATAATTATTGAATTGATTTGTCATAAATTATATATTGTTTATTTTTTATATAATTTATCTTACATAATTCTTTCTTTTCTAGTACTGCGATTCTTGATTTCTTCAAATCTATAATTCCTCTTTATTGAAATATATTTTACGAAATTTTTGCATATATCTGTCATTTATAATATGGGTTTTTAAATATTCAGATGTTATTTTATCTTCTAGCATATGTACAATAAAGTAAATACAATAAATACCACATTCTGATTCACCGTATTGATGCTCTACTGGATAATTTTGGTCAAATTTGAACTCAATTGGTGGATTCATTTTCTTACCCTCTTTAATAATTCTTTTTACTAATTTATTTATCCTTGGCAATATTTTATCACCTGCACTATCAAAATAAAATATTTCACCCTTTTTTATATTAATAAACATACTCAACCAATGCTCTCCTTCTTTTGTATGTGGGTCTGTATTAAACACCATTCCTATTTTTGTTTTACCATTCTTCAACTGTTCAGCAACACTGAAATTACATAATTCATCCCAAACACATTCACCATACATTTTTTTTGTATCAAAATCAATTGGTGATGGTCCTATAAATTCAAAACATTTATATGCTTTTTCATATTGTTTCATCACATCTAATATTTCTAAACTAGAAAGCCAATCATTAGGTTTCTTTTTCCATTCTTTCGGTGCTTGAGGTGCAAAAGATGTTTTTAATTCCTTATTCAATTTACCATCTACAAATTTTTGTTTTAACCAACAAGATTCTTTATTACACAAACCCTTCATATTTTCCTTCAACATAAACCATATTTCCTTAGTATCATTTGTTATAATTTGTCTATCTGAATGTCTAGCATTCCATAAATCTCTTAATTTATATAATGTCTCATCTTCATAACAAGAAAACTCTTTTTGATTTACCTTTGGACTACATTGAAGTTTAATCATATCACCATTTTCTATTTTTTTAAATTCAATATTTGCATCCATTGGTGGACGAACTGTTCTAGGCATTCTATGAGTTCTTGATTTTTTATGATTTGGGATTTTTCTCTTTGTTTTTTTATGTTTTTTTGTTTTTTTATTATTCTTCCCCATAAATAATTCATATATTTTTATTTTTACCTATTTTTATTCTCTTCTATATTTTGCACTTTCAGTTCTTTTATCTTTTCCTTTATACCTTTCTTTTTTAAAAGTGGGTCCTTTAAATCTATATTTTTTTGTATTGGCAATGGCATTTCCTTTTTCATACATTTTGTACTTTTTCGTTTTACTAATTTTTCTAATGAATTAGGTTCAACTATCTTTATAGAACGCATTAATAATTGGTCTGCTTGTTCTATACTATTTATATTTTCAATGTTTAAATTTGGGTCTGTGTTTATTTGGTTTTTGCTTTCTAATAAATCTAAATAATCTTCTTGTAAAATATCGTTTTTATCAAGCATTTTAAAGTATTCAATACAAACCTTTGAATACATTTCAAATGCGAAATGCAAATCCTTATTACAAATTACTGGGTTACTATCATGTTCGTTTATTAACTGCTTTGTCAATTCATATATCCTTTTTCTATAAAATCTCCTGTCTTTTTTATATTCTATTTTTGATTCTGCTGTTATTTTTTCTAAATGTTTACCATAAATATCTTTATTCAAAAAAAACTCCAAAGATAATTGATTTACTATTTTGTTATTTTCTGTCATAATATACATTTTTAGGATATATTTCTACTTTTAATTTAATATTGAAGAGAGAAAAACGATGCTGCAGGTATAAAAAATAAATCCAAAAAAAATTTGAAGAAGTCTAAGAAATAAATTATGAATTATATTATTTCATAATTTATCTATACAATTTATCTATACAATTTATCTATACAATTTATTATTTACTTGAGCCATTGTTTGGTTTTGTTGAATAATATTTTTCCTTTGATTTTGTGATTGTCCTTGTCCTTGTCCTTGTCCTTGTCCTTGTTGAACTTCTTGCCTTTGTTGTCCTTGTATTTGTTTTTGATTTTTTTCCTCAGGAACTGTAACAGCATAACCACAATCATCAAATATAATATCCTTGAGTTGTTGTCGTGTATGATTCATAAAAGTACCATGAGCAACCTTTTCAGGATTTGGGTCAAATTCATTGAATTTCTGATTGTAAAAGAGGTCAGGAAAAGGTTGATGACTATTCCCACTTTTATCAGGTTTAAAGCTAAATTGATATAAATCACTGTTACTACTAGGAACATAAACAGATTGACTACATTTTTGAAGAGCAAATACTTGATTTCTTAATATAGATTCTTGATTAATATTAGATGCAAATCCAGACCAAGGAGATTGAGTATTACCAGGATTGAAAACATTATGAACATTATAAAGAGGTTGTTGGATCAAAGGAACATTAATAGGTGCTCGTGGGTCAACAATTGGCATAAGAGAATATTTTGTCATAACTGGACGGACACTTAAATAAGGCTGTAAGAATTCTGAGGGAAGATTTCTATCATATATTCTTTTATTAATATCATTATTTGTTTTAGAACAAGTATCATTAGTGGAAAGTTGTATATTTGCCATATTAATATTAAACTATATAATATTTTTGCATATTTAGATATTTGTTTATTTGAGTAATCAAAACAATATAAAGATTATTATTAATATTAAGTAACAAATATGTGTGGCATTTTTACTCTTTTAAATAATTTGTATGGATTTAGCATTCCTTTTATTGAGGAACAATTTAAAAAGGGAAGGGGGCGAGGTCCAGAAGTTTCTAAACTAAAACAAGTAAGCATAAAGGCCCAATTTGGGTTTCATCGTTTGGCGATTAATGGATTAAATGATGAATCAAATCAACCTTTGATTGATGATGATATTTCTTTAATTTGTAATGGAGAGATTTATAATTATAAGGAGTTGTATAAAATGTTAAATATTACTCCAAAAACAGATTCTGATTGTGAAGTAATAATTCATTTGTATAGGAAATATGGGATAGATTATACTTTGCAAATGTTGGATGGTGTTTTTGCTTTTGTGTTATGTGATAATAAATTAAGTTCTGAAGATTCCCAAATTTATGTAGCTAGAGACCCTTATGGTGTGCGTCCATTATATATATTGAAGTTAAGAGAGGGTATTAAAGATGATATTAATACTAAAAATATTGAAAATATTATTGGATTTGCATCTGAAATGAAGGTTCTTATTGAATTTAGCAATTGTTATCCAGGTTGTTTTATTATTGAGCAATTTGAACCTGGTACATATCTGAATTATTCACAAAAACTACAGATTATGTCTAATTGGGAGTTGAAATATAAAAAATGTTATCACAGTACAGGGTTTGATTCTAATAATTATTTAATAGGTGCAAATGAAATAGGTGCAAATGAAATAGGTGCAAATGTTGATATTTTGAAGAAAATATCCCATTATTTGAGGGCTGCTGTTAAAAAGAGGGTTCTTGTTACGGATAGA